CCCATATCCCGTTTCATACCAATAGGTCGTATTGAAATGTTCCTTGAGCGCAAACCGTATCCGCCGCAATTCTTCAGCCAGCGTGGTTCCCAATGATTCCGAGCCAGATTCGCCCGGATCAGTGGTCAGTCGCATCGTGGCGACATCTGCCGAATAGTCATCCAGCATCGTCGGAATCATGTTATCAATATGATTCTGATGATCGGCGTTATACATACTCGCGGTCACGGTATCACCCGTGCTGCGATTGGTATGTGAATAGAGTCCACCCATGCGCTGCCTCCGTTATGCTTCCCGTTCCGACCCGACCCGAAAATACAAAAAGGCCCGTGCCACGGAAAAATTCTGTAATGCCCGGTTATTTTTCGCCACAAACGCAAATCGTTTGCCGCTGCCCGTAATCCGTTTCTTAATCGAGAAGACCCCTTCCCGTCCGAGGATAAACCCGCCTAATGAGCCTGTGCCAATTTTACTCCCCGTTTCCTGCATCAAATACGAGAGGTTCTGCCTCACATCACCATCCCACTTGATCGCCACATCCACTTCATGGTTCCCGACAGGCTCAAAGACCAGTTCTAAAAAGTCGCCGAGCTTCCGTTTCGAGGCCAATTGCGGATCGAGATGGCCGAAATCAAGTTGTCCTGTTTCAAATTCGCTGCTATATGCCCCGGCATCCTTGCCCCGGTCTTCTTGGTCAAGCTTCCAGACAAATCCTGCATCATCGCCAATCGTCAGTCGCGGAATCCCATCACTGTCCTTGCGGAGCCAGATAGCTTCCGAGACATCGCGGTCAGACCAGCGAAAGCGAGGCCGATTCGGCACATTGAAATCCACCACCAACCGACGGTTATTCACGGTCGAGCCTGTTCCGGCAATCGCAAAGTGCGCTTCACGCTTGGCGGCATAAAACACTGACTGGGAACGTGAGAGTTTGGCGAGGTTGACATTATCCCGAATAAACGGGTTCATCTCTGTCACCTGCGACAGATTACTGGTTCCTAAATTGCCAAACTCCGTCACGCTCGACAAGAGATGCACGTTGCCGTCGTCATCGAGAAACAATAAATCGTTATCAATCATCGTTGCACCAAGCGGCGAAACACCGCCAATAGAAAAACTCAAGCGGCTGACTTTCCAATCCGCCACCGCCGTGGCCGTGGTATCCACCACATACACCCCACGGGGCGCTTTCCAGCAGACAATCACCCCCTTGAAACTCATCGCCCCGACTATCTTTTCGCCTTCACCGGGGAAAATCGAGAGTGTGCCGCTGCCTGACCCCGTAAAATTTTCATGGTCCGTCGTCATGGAGTAATACAACCGATGCGCGTCATTCGCATTGCCGCCGCCCCACAACCGTCCTTCGTGGATCAGCCCGAATGCGGGATAATTTTCTCCGCCTCCCGAAAACCCCGTCACAGCTAATCGGGTCGCATCAGAGGACGTAATCGTTTGATTTCCGGCTGACCCTGCCGTGGCTTGCGTCACTGTCACGACATTCGCAGCGGGATTCGGAGCGGAATAGGCTGACTGAGCGTTGATCCCCAGTATGCCTCCCGCACCCACCGCTATATTATCCGCCACCTCGTCATTCGTCCGGCTACCGCCAATCGTAAAGCCCAAGGCTCCGGCTGGATCGCTGGTAGTAGCCGTAAAGGTGGTCGCTGACCCCGCGGTATCCTTCAGGACAATCGTGGCTCCCGCTGAAATATTCGCCGCATCCGTCACCGTAATGGTGGCCGTGGCGGCTGGCGTTCCCCAATCAGCCGGAGGCGTCGCCAAGTCACTGGTGGTGGCGCCATCTGCTGCTAACACTTGCACGGGATTACTGCCATTAAAGAAAAATAATTTCCGATCACTCGCGGCAGCTTCCTTGCCGCCTTCCGCAAAGACACCTGTCGCCGTGGTACTCAACCCAGTCTTCAGGGTTGTCCCGAAACTGCCATTCCCTGTATCCTTCAATAATTTTCCGTCATCGGTATACACCACCATCCGTTGCGTCGCTGACACGGGATGCCAGTCATGCCCGGCCAAGACTGTCGGAGTATTGGAAATGGCGGTACTATTATATTTCGCCGCGCCCCCTTCCTTTTGTACCGTCCCTTGCTCGTAACTCACATTCCGCGCGACGACCAACTGCGACGGTTGCGTCTTGGCCAGATTTTTCGTCCCGACCAAGCCGTCAATCCCGACAGGCAATTCTGCAATAATCCCTTGATAGGCCATTACCCTGTCTCCACCACAAACCGTGTGCGATGCGGCGCGACAGGCGATCCTGTCACCCGGTCTAACCGCGCGGTAATCGTGCCAGCCAAGTCACTCATCGCCGCCCGTTTGCCGCGATTCTCCCGCGCCATCCCCTGCAAGCCATTCCGCGCAATCAATCCTGCCCCATCGGCCCGGTTATCATTTTTATCCATCAACAAAAAGAATAACGCCGCATCAGCAATAACCCGGCGATAGGTCGCGGGAACTACAGGCTCCTGACTGGTGGAATCCGTCAGATCAACGGGAACCGCCAGGTATTCCACTTCCACCCGGCACAGTTTTTCAGGATACTTATTAAACTGAACTTTGCGGGACGCCACGAGCGACGCGACTGTCGGAATGCCCATGACCATCCGGTCTATCGGCCAATATTCTTTCAAGCGACGCGGTTCAATCACATCAAGATGCCCTGGATGCCACGGGAACCCTACCCCTTTACTCCGAATCCAGAGCGGTTCGGCAAATTGCCAAAAGTCCGCAGGTAAATCGTAGACGAGTGGGAAGAGCGTATAACTGGCCGCACTCGCCGTATCACTGGTATAGACACTATCGAGCGTGGCGCTGGTCGAGGCCGCCGTATGCGTACTGATCCGAAACACATCCGGCTGATTAGTCACTTGAAAGAAATAATCCGCCACCGAACTGCTCGGCGCGGACGAAAACGTCACGGCTGTGCTGTTATTCGTGACGGATACCGTTCCTGTCGTAATTTTTGGGTTGAGGGTGAGTGTCGCGGTACTGCGGAGCCATAACCAGTCTTCCCGTATACTCGGATCGAGTTCCGAGCCGCCTTGCCACACCGCCTGATAGGCGCGGTTGATATACCGTAACGCCGCCGTATGAAACTCACTAGTTCCATCCGTGGCTTCCCCTGCCCGAAACAACACATCATCCAGAATATCCGCCGCATACTGATAATTCGCCATTAGTTCGCTCCACTTGCCAGTAGCAGTTTCACGGTCAACGCCGTGGACCCATCCCCTGCCGTCACATTCGGACGGTAGCGATAGGCTTTCTCCTGCACTCCTTCAATTTTCGCGGCGGTAAACGACAGCGCCGCATTCGCCACATCATTCAAGACCGCATAGGTGGGTGAACTAGTATATAAGGAACCTTCCACGACCACGGTTCCCCCCGATCCAAACGTCCCCACGACTTGTGCGCTCACCGCTTCATGGCAGACTGTTTCAAACGGTGTGCCGTTATCGCCATTCGCCAGTGCGGCCCATGTCACAATCGTCACCCCTTTAGACGGCTGCTCCACTGTATATGTTACGGTTGCCATAGGTTATCCCCCTGCCGGACGGCCCACCAATTTCCGTTTATGATTGGCTTGATGTAGCCCCCATTGTTTTTTCGCCACCTCGGCCCCACACGTCGTACACGTCCGCATGGACACCGCCGGAGCCGGAGGCGCTGCACTAAACCCCACCTGCTCTTTGGTTGCTTCAGTTAATTTCGCCAGTTCTTCCTCAAACCAGTCGGGCCGATCTACAATTTCCTGCCCGTTTTCGGCATAGACTCGACCCCCCTGAAGGAAGAGTGGCGGAGTCAATTCTCCGCCACCCTTAATCCTTACCAACGGGTTAATCTTGACGATCCGGGTTTCCTGTCGGCCCGGAATTTTCGCCACTTCATGTACCTTATCTAACATTAACCCCATTGGGTTCTCCTTTCTTACGCCGTTTCAATCATCTTGGTGTTGTTCGCAGGTTGATCCCATCGGGGTTCCACCAACATCACCACATGAGCGGTATCGCCAGAAGCACAGGCGTCCGTGACTTCCGCCACGACCTCTTGCCCTGGCAAGATTTCGACGTTCAGGCCCGTTTTGTATACCACTTCTCCGGCATCATGCGTTGTTGCCAAATTGATGGTACACACGTCACCGTCGCCACGACTGGTATCGCTTCCCGCCGTCGGACGTTTGTCCAGCTTGACTATGCCAGCAGCCCCCACCGTATTGGTGATGACGACTCCCACCGCACGAATACGGTGTGGAACCATGCCGCAAGCCCAGTCAGCCACATCAGCGGTACTTGCCAATGACAAGTCCTTGCCAACGATGACTTCATACTGAGTATGTGTATACGCCATGTTGTTGTTCTCCTCTTACGCTGATCCGACATGGACAACTTTAGCTTCCCCTGCATTGCCCGTATCCCAAATCAGCCCAAAATTCATAATCCCGTACCACGCGACGGCCTTGGATCGTCCAAAATCTTGGGGAACCATGGCCCGGAGTTCCGGGGCCAACACTTCCGCGTAGGCGACGCTATCCGCGCCGAACACTACGCCTTCGCCCAAGACGGAGCTTGATCCTACCTTCCCTAACGCCGTACTATGATTGGTTTCCACAAACCGCACATTTTCCCATCGCCCGACTTCCCCATTGAACTTGGCTTGCGGGTCAGTATATTTGTGCCAATCGGCCCAATCTGAATCCCGCTTAATGCCGCGCAAGCCCAACGTGCGGAAAATCCCAATGTAATCTTCTCCCGCCACAGGTGGCGCCAGAAGCGTGTCATAGAGATAGTCGCGGATTTCTTCAACGTGGAAGGTATTCATATTCACCGAGGCCGTGGCCCCAAACGTGCCATTGGTGGCAATATTATTGGCCGCAGCCCCCGTCGGTGCATATTTGATTTTGGCGTTCTTAAACGCTGTGGCGGCTTCCGCATCCAACACCCGCACCATTTGTGTCTTCAAGAGTCGCTGCACCGCATTGTCCACATCAAAATGCGAGAGATCATCAAGAAAACTGGTGAACGGGACGGCACGACCCCAATCATCCACCGTAATACTGGTGGTGGTGATGGAGAAGCTGTCTTCTGGAATCCGCTCAGTTTCACTCAGTTTCGCGGAGGTTGGCTCAGAGAGTTGTGCCACCCGCGTTAAGGTAATATTTTCCCCGCGCTTCCGCCCCATTTCATTGAGCGGCAGCACATGATCCATGAAGACCATTTCTTCAATGGCAGCTTCATAAATCTTGGCTGACAGGGCATGATTTTTATAGACACCCGTTGGGGCGTCAAACGTCCATGCCATTTGCGCCATGGTTGACTCCTCCTCTTACCGCCCCACCATCCGCGATTTCCGACGCTTCCGAATCAATTCCGTTAACGTCGGGGCGGTCACTGGTGGCGGGTTTTGTTTCGGCACACGGCTGGCACTCGATGATTCGACCGTCGTCCGTGTCGCTCCATTCGGCGGCGGCACAGCTTGCAACAATTTCCCGACTGCATCCCGTGTCCCTTGTGCAAGTTGATCGAACACCTGTTCGGGTTGCAAATCGGCCCACTGCGGCAACGACTGGCGAAACACCGTTTCCACCATGGCCGAGGC